CGGGACATTACATACAGACATGCCACTTACAGACGAAATCATGCAATCCGTCGCGGACTGGGCCCTCGTGAACACAGGCCAGATAATCCGCTTCTCACCTGTGCGCGATGACATACACGGGACAAGTTTCTGTAAAAAGACGTTACACCCGTGGGACGACTACGCTGAAGAAGCCGCACAATATGGCATCGCACCGCAGCGTTTCGCAGTCGTGCACGACACTCGGTCCATCATGATGCGGCAGACAGCGGTGCCCTATTCAGCCGATGTGAGGACTCTATACAGCAGACTCGTGGGTCACGTGCTTTTGACGGCACACAATCGGGCGCTATACGATGCGCTATCGACTGAGGCACCACTGCTAAAAAGGTTAGTGGCGGCACAGAAGGGAGGCAAATCCTGGTTGAGGCGCCATAGGTTCCCTGCCTACGGGGCAGTCATGCAGCTGCACTACCGTGAATTACCAGCATGGGCGGGCATGACTCGTCACAACCCATGGGTGCTATACCTTGGCTATGAGCGTTCACTCATGCGCGGCCTGAACAACATCCGGCAAGGCCTACGTGCCATGGGCGCGACCGCGCTGCTCGGCGAGCGCCCTCAGTTGAATATGTCTTATCCCATGATGACACACAATAGATACATCGAGAACTTCGCATATTACAGTGCGGGAGAACCGATCGATCTCCGTGAGGTGTCTATGCCCCTACGGACATCACCTTTTGGCGCACTTGCCTCATTTGACGTATTCCTGTCGTACGGCCCTGACCGACGCCCTGAGGCAAGGCGAAAGGCTTATGCAGCAATGCAGTATATGGTGGTGCTGACTGCGATATTCATCTATGCCATCCGACAGCTTGACCGCTTCCCGGTGATACGTTTGGTCTGGGTGGCTTACAGGACGTACTATCTGGACGGAGCAATACTGTTCGGGCTATTCTCCGCCGTCGTATGGCTTGGAACCGGTGAATCATCTCTCGCGCTTGCCTCTCTGATACCAAGAGATCCATGGATGCCGCTGAAAAAGTTGGCCGTGGTTGTTGTTGACATCATGCCACGTGACCTTTTAATACCGGTCGTGAGCCCGAGGTTGCTCTCAGCGTTGGCCACAGCTATCGAGGCAGGTGCCACCCGCCTAGTTTCATTACAGGTGGTGGAAGCTCCAGGAATGCGTCATGCTAGACGCTTCCCAATCGACCGATGGGCCGAATTCTTCACCGCCCGGGTAAGCAGTCGGCTGATCAACAACGCTCAGACACTGATTTATGCACCGACAGGGTCAGGAAAGACAACAGGGCTGCTGCCACACTTGTTGGCTGCAACAGACGGTTTGGTCGTTATATGCTCGCCAACTCGCGCACTGAGGGACGCGACGGCATCCGCTTTAGGCATTCAACGCCTCCAGCGTGGAACGCGTGTGAGGCCGAAGGCTTCGTACAGCACGACGTACGCACACCTGGCATCGAGGATCGCGCACAACAGGGCATTCGCGAGGTCAATCGCGGGCGTCATCATGGATGAGGTCCATATAGAGGCGGCCGCGGTGCATTACGTTTCTCGACGTGTGAGCCCGGGGTTTATGGTGGGTCTGACAGCAACACCAAACAAATGGGCCCTGCGCTGCCTGAACAGGGCAATGGAACTACGCCCGCCAATAGTGTCGTCCTTCAGTGTCACCAAGCTTGAGTGGTACGGGCTCTCGGCGTACGAGGCAATTATACGGGCACGTAACAGGTCTGACATCTGCCTCACGCGCATCTTGTACATCACCGCGCGCGTGTCCGATGTTTACAAGGTATTGCAGGTGTTTGAAGCCCTACGGATGACAGCCAAGAGATGGATCTCCGGCGACGTCCCGCCAGAGAGCGGGCACGTGGTCGCCTCATCAATAGCAGAGGTCGGTGTGACACTACCTGGTGTGACATGCATTATCGATGCAGGCGATATGGTCTGCTCCGACAACGGCAGGCTAATACACATGAATATGTCGCCACAGGTGTCTGGACAGCGTGCTGGGCGGACTGGGCGCACAAACGCTGGCACTTATGTGATGCTGGCGCAACCCACAGGGGTTGATATGGAACCCATGCCGTCAGTTGAGATAGCAATGCTTGACCCTGGCGCATGGCCAATGATGTCAGATGTCGCTCGGCGCCCAGTTATCGTGCGGCCGAATATGCCAGGTGTGGGCGAGTGGCTCACCGTCACCCACTCAGTGCTGTACCACTGCCCAGGGCTTAGGGCGAGGCCTGATCTTGAGGCAGCCGCAGTAACATTGCATTGCCGCATAAGTGACGAAATCTCACGTCGGAACGCGTGCAACACGCTAAGAAGAGGCGTTGTCACCGATGAATACGAGGACGTATTGCCGTACGGTCTGTGCATGAACGAGGGGGAGTTGGTAGCTCGCACTATCGAGCAGCTTTCCGCAGGTGACGGGGTGCGTGTGGTCACGTCCTCTGGTGAGTTCATTATGGATCGCCCTATAGTCACGAAAAACGGGATAACTGATGGCGATATGAACCCGAAGCCGCTCGAAAATTTTCTACCGCGGTCGCACCCGGTCAGCGCCGTCGTGGGCAATACTGCTGGCGCGGGCCCAGACATTGTCGGTGTTAGACCCAAAGGCAGCGACACGACACTGCTCGACGCCTTCGGATGGGCACTACAAGAGAAGGGCATGACGGCTAAGAGGTGGGAGGCCGCAGTCAAGACCTCGAAGGCCCACCGCGAGCATGGCCTTGTCACTCACCAGGGTGTGGATCTACAATCCCTCGTCGACGAACTTCAGCACGTACTTCATGTGAATATCGGGACGAAGTGCGGCTTCACCATCGTGCCTACGAACGGTGCTCTTGGCGAGACTACGGTGATAGCAGCACGTGATTGTTACATTATAGGCGCACCTCAAGAGCGCGCGTCATACGCGACCTGGGATGGCGCCCGAGTCGCACGTGACCCGTTGCGAGGGTTGTGTACACTGCCAGCCTCACCTGTCGGGGCCGGAACACCACGATCTATGTGCATGAGATACGCACACTACGAAGTGTCTCGACGAACAGCTAATTACGCCCGGCACGCGTTCGATGACATGATAGACGCACCATACCTACAAAAGAACGCGTATGTCATGCACGACAAGTCAGGCACGCACTGCATGGTGAGCACCATGAACGGCGTGGTAGGTGTAAACCGTAGCGCAGACGACTGGGATCTGATCTTTCAACGTATGGTGGCAACACGGCAAAGCGGGCCAGACATCGACGGTGCCGGTGAATGCACGATCGGTCAATGGCTCACACATGAATATAACGTGGCGATCCCCGATAAGATCGATGTAACACGGGACGATTACAGATCCACATTGATCCTCTTTGCGAATTACCACCATGCCTGTGTCAGTGTCATGGTGGAGGATTACGACGAAGATGGTCACACGCGGGTGCATGTCCAAGAAGGCTTCGCAAGGACTATGGCATCCAAGCGGGGCGGTAGCACCTCAACTAGCTACAGGGAGGGGCTATCACGTGCACGCCTGAAAGTGTCAGGGTGCTGGGCGCCGACCGTAGCAGGGCGTATGACCCGAGTGCACCCTCTGCCATCGCTACGCCACACCAAACCTAAGTTACTGGAATTCATGTGCCATGTACACGTTGCGGATGGGCACATAGCACCTATGGTGATCACGCCTTCAACTCACTGGGGAATACAACCCACTCGGGTCGACAAATTGTGGGCGAGTAGGGACGTCAAGCGAGGCCTAGACGGTTTTGTGTTACTCGAACGACAATTGTACATGCCCGGCGCGATCATCGGGAAGCTCAGTGCGTCAGAAGCGCCAGTGACTAAGGGCGCTTGCCTCCCTGGCTTCCCAGACGTCACACGGCGTGGCTGGGCGGCAATATGCTATGCCAAGCGAGGCCTGTTGGTGCACAGTGCAGGACCACGCATTCAATGCCAGATGAGGCACCGGCACAGCGGCACGCGTCACTCCAACGAGGAGAATAACTGCAACTTGTGTGGTAGCTATATGCGGTTGGCGAACGGTTGTGACGGGCTCGTGGTAGTGACAGCGGATGGTGATCTAGGCACCGTCGCCTGTATAACGCCTAGTTTCGCATCCAACATACACCGGGTTGTGAAACACGGCGTCCGCACAGTCGTGGAATATGATAGAGGTGGGCATATAGACACGTACCAGGCTGATGCCACAATGGTCCGTGGGGCGACCATACGTGTGCGGCGACCCTTCTATGGCCGTGGAAACATGCCTGCTTCGGCGGGGGTACGCCGCGCCCGTGCGACAATCAAATCAAGCCTAGACACAAGAACTTCAGTGTCTAGCATGAGCGGTTTCAGTGACATAACTTAATCACCTGCCCCTGGCCGGGCACGCTCATAACAAAGAAGGCGGGTCAGTGATAGAACCCCCGCCTGTAGGTTTCGTC